GCTGCCTATTGGACAAGCAAAGATTCTTTTCTGCGGTCACTTGCACCACTTTGTGTCCTCATCAGCAACAGGGCGACAGGTATTTATGTCTCCGGCAGCTGACGGTGGATCAGGTTGGTTTACTGAAACATCAGGTAAAAGTTGCCCACCAGGCATGCTTACAATGCTTATTGGTACGCAGTGTGGACCATTTGGTTGGTCTGACCTAGCCATTTTGTAATGACACCAAAGAAGTTTAGGTTGCCCGAAGGGGCAACACCTATCAATGAAATGATGGAACGCTATCCAGACTGGGTGTGGCTACCATGCCCAGTCTGTGATGAGCTTGCACACTTTATGGAAGACCGCTACGGAATGCACGCTTGGTGCTTTGAATCACCTACGGGTAAAAGAATGATTCCAAAATTGCGTAGGATTGAAAAGGGAACAACAAAGATGTCCCTATTCGAAGAGTAGATCTTCCCAGGCGTCTTCAACGCTTACGTCGTATTTAAACCACAATCTGCGTTGGTCTGCACTTGATCCGCCCCACACACCATGTTCTATTCGGTTATCAACCGCATATTCGTGACATTCTTTTTGCACTGGGCACGTAAAACAAATGTCTATAGCTTCACGCATTAAAGATGATTGACCTTGACCAGGGAAAAAGGTATCCATCTTTTCATTTGTGCAAGCAGAGTATTCATAAAACTCTGGTCTTGATCTTTGTAGGGCTATCAGAAAATCTAGTAATTCAAATTCGTTATAAGACAAATAGTCCGACACTCTAATCCTTAGGGTTAAAGCCCCCAGCGACATGAAGATGAGAATTAGATAACGCAAAAGGGCGCTTCGTATCCTTGCAACTCCACCCGCAGGTGCATGTTGATATGAATTTTCCCTTTACTATTTCAATCTGTACGTAATGTCTAATCACTATTCTTCCCACGACCACTTAATAAATCCTCTTTGTTGTGCAATCTTTGGATATAATCCTATCATGGTGTGGCAGTAGCGACAGACCGTTTTGTAATTACTTGGATCATCGCCAACAATCTTTCCACCAACAGATCGAGCTTTTACTTCGTGCACATCAACGGCTACTTCAAAACATTCTTCGTCCCAGTAAATTTGACAAACTGGAAAATTCTTTAACATTTCTTCTACAAAGGGTCTACGTTCTTCGTAAATCTTTTTCATTCTATCCGACCTGGGCTTCAGCTTTGTACGAGCTGTAAGCCCATTCTTTGCTTTTAAGGCTGATCTAACGACTAAAGGGGCTCGCGATACGAGCCCCTTTTTAGTCTGCAATGGTTTGCGTCTTTTCACAGGTAATAATGTACCAGTTGTTCTTCCAGAAGTGCAATCTGGCGATGTGCTTCCGACAGTTGACTGTGCATCCGTTCGTTCTCTGCGGTTAGTTCCCTAACACGAATAAGAAGTTCTTCGGTGTAGTGAGTCAAAGCGTCATCGTACGTAGACATTATGCTCCTATCTCTCTGTATGAGGCAAGCAGGCTTCTAAAGCCCTCAAGTTGTGCTCGGACTGTAAGCAACGCTTGACGACAAGCATCGTGCTTTGCTTCCATTGCTGTAAGAGAACGTAGTTCTGCTTTTGTTGCCACCCGAGCGTAATCATCAGCCATGTCAACGGTCAGTTTCCTGCCTTCAACATCAGCATGCAGCCGCTCTTCAATTCTTGCCTGAGCATAAGCGGTCTTATACCGCTCTTCTGCCTCAGCTTTATCATCACAAATACGTGTGAAGTCTTGCGTCAGCCTCTCCATAGTGGAGATGGCCGAACGCATGGCTTCTTCAATCTTTGCGTGACTGAGTGGAGCAGAGTTGTTCATTAGAAGTTGTCAAAACCCTTTGATGAACCTGAACCGCTCATTGCTGATTCCTTCTTTTCGTTACGGGTAATCTTTGCAGTTGCCCAACGAAGATCGGCAGCAACGGTGTCAGCAACGATTTCTCCTGCTGTACCCTTAGTTCCGTCCTTGCGCTCAAAGTCTTTAAGTGAAAGACGACCAACGATAACTACGCGTGAACCCTTTACAAGACTCTCAGCAATGTTTGTTGCTACTGAGTCAAAGGCTACAACGTCATAGAAAGATGTTGATTCTGTTCCTGACTTGTCTTTGTATGTGTCAGCAACACCGAAACGAATATAAGCCAAACCGTCATTAGAAAAACTGAGCTCTGGATCTCGAGTGATGTTACCGATAATTGTAATTGATGTTGACATTTTTATGCTCCTTGTAGTTCTTTCAGTTTCTCAATAACAATCTTTGCTTCGTCCATGGTCAAACTCTCCAATGAAGCAACTTTGTTACCAGTTAACTCTTCAATTTTATCAAACATTTGTAAATCATTCCATTCTAGGCTCTTGTGTGTAATTGCCCAAATGGCCCTAACCTGACTTTCAGTTGCTGACTTTCCACTGCCACCCGATGATCGAGGTGCAGATGCAGCCGAAGCAACCTTCTGGCTAAGACTTTGTTGAGTTGCATTTGATGCTGGCGTACTTGCTGCAACGCCGTCATCATCAGAGTCTGCAACGAGCCCAAGGCAGGCCATATAGGCATAGCGACGAGCATACGTCGTAGCCGAACCCTGCGACATTGGATCATCTTTGACCATGTGCAACTTCATAGAGTAGGCCATGTACTGACCAGACGTGTGTAGTAAATGTGTAATCAATGCATCATTACCATTTTCATCGTATGTAATGAATTGACTAACAGCCAATCCATACTTTGCAAGAACTGGTCCAGCAGTAGCCACAACATCCGGCAATGCTGCATACGTGCTCTTAAAGAACGGATTAACCGAACCCTTAGGCACGGCAGAAAACTCCGCTTGTGCAGCTACCAATGCTGTAACCAATTCGTTAATTGATTCGCTTTGCATAATTATTCCTTTTCTTTGTTTGTTTTGTTAGTTTAACGCTTTTAATGTTGCTTGTCAAGAACTAATTCTTGATTTCTCTAAGAACCCTAGATCCAGGTCTAAGGCTGGTAAATTGGGCATAAATTTCCGGCATCTGATTCTGAAGCTTTTTAGAATCAAACGTCTCGGAATCTTTATTGGCCCTGTATGAGAACAATGGTTGACCATCTACGGTGGCGTATTCTGCATCACCGACCAACTCAAGGATTTGCGCACGAAGTCGCTTTCTTTCCTTTTCTGCCGCCTCAGAATTTTCTTTTGCAAGAGTAAATTCAGCCCAAAGTTCTCTCAGTTCTGATCCACCTTCGTAAACCTTGCCGTCTTTGTGACGAGGATACATCTTTGATTGTGCGGATTCTGTTGCATCGCTTCCGTCCGTCGCCGGTGGGCTAAGCGTCACAACAGCATCCCAAAACATTGATTCGGCAGCAACAAGGTTTTCAGCAATGTTTTCGTCCCAATGCATGTTTCTTACTTGAATTCCTTGTCCGCCAATTAACGCACAGAATGTGATCGACTTCACCCCGGTTACAACGCCGTAGTGATACCCCTGAAGCATGTAGCTCTGAGGAACCTGATTATTTGCCCATGCGCCAGGATTACCCGGGCTAGCAATACCGGCAGTCTTAACTTCAAGAATACGCTCAATGCCCACTGGTGGCACATCTGATCTCCAATCGGTTACAACACCGGCTGGGAATTGCTCGGAAGGTTTAACAATAAGAAAGTCAAGGTTGGCAAACATAAAGTTTTTATCTGGATCAGTTGACCAAATAATTACAGGCCATTCAACAACGGCACAATTGTAATCCTTTGCATATTTATCAGCAATAGGTCTTTCCAAAATATGACCCCATTCAGTTGCTTCATTGCCTTCAAACGTGCGCTCTACAATGCCAGCCTTTTCTGACCAAAGTGCGTAAGGAGAGTTGTATTTGTTTACGCCACAGATTGTTCCCGCATCAGAACCACCGATACCGTTCTTACGAAGTTCAAGCCACTCCGACTCTGTTTTATCCCAGACTGGAACAATCTTTACATTATCCATTACTTTGCCCTTAGTGTTCTGGCAACGCCGTCAAGATATTCAATTTTATTTTGTTCACGAAGCGAACGACACTCGGCGTGAATTGTACCCAACGATAGACCGGTGAGTTCGACAAGATCACGAAAACTCGGGGAGTATTTGTTTTGCTTGGTCCAACCTTTAATGGCTTTAACAATGTCCATTTGATTTGCTTTTTGTTTATCAATTTTCTTCGGCATCTTCAATCTCCATTTCAAAATCAACTTCATTCACTTTGCTCATTACCTCTTGATAGATAGATTCGTAAAGTTCTTTCTTCTCTTTCAAGTTTACACAAGCCTTGTCACGTCCTTGGCCAATGTGCTCGCCTTGATAGGTAAGCCATGCTCCGGACTTCTTGACAACACCAAAGTCAATTGCACAGTCAAGCAGTGCGCCTTCTTTTGGGACGCCTATGCCATACACAAGATCAAACTCTGCCTGTCGGTATGGTGTAGCAAGTTTGTTCTTAACCACCTTTACTCGGGTGCGGTTAGCAGTTGCGTCGTCACCCTTCTTGATGGTTTGAATGCGTCGAATGTCTAGTCGCACAGATGAATAGTAACCAAGTGCACGACCACCGGGGGTGAACTCGGTCGGTCCAAACATCTTGCCAATGGATTCACGAAGCTGGTTGATAAAGATAACCAAAGTGTTGCTGTCAAATGCCGGTCCGGTCAACTTTCGTAGTGCCTGACCCATCAAACGAGCCTGCAATCCTACGTTAGCCTGACCCATTTCACCCTCTAGTTCTGCCCTAGGAGTTAATGCCGCTACAGAATCCACAACAATAATGGCAATTTTGCCTGTTTCTGCCAATTTAATCGTAATTTCCAGCCCCTGTTCAGCCGTTGATGGCTGGGTCAAAAGCAGTTCATCAAGGTTGACTCCTAGTGCCTGTGCATAATTGGGATCCAGGGCGTGCTCAGCGTCCACGTAGGCGCACTGTAAGCCCCTTTTTTGGGCTTCTGCGATGGCGTGCATAGCCAGGGTACTCTTACCCGAAGAAGGGGGTCCAAAAAACTCTACAATGCGTCCTCTGGGCAGACCACCAGTGCCCAAAGCTAGGTCTAGAGGTAGAATTCCTGTAGAAATTACCTCTACTGGCTCTACTTCGGCGCTGTTTAACCGTACAATTGTGCCCGGTCCAAAGTTTTTATTGATCTCATCTATGACGCTTTCCAGCGTGTTTTCAGTGGTTTTTGCCTGTTTGGCCATACTGTCCTTTCATGGATTCAAAATCACTATACACGAACCTTTGTTCACCGTCAAGCACTTACAACTTGACAGATGAACATTTGTGCTGTAGGCTTCGGCCTATGAAAACATACTATGCCCAAAAAAATTATGCAGTAATAAGGGATGGTTCTATCGTTGTTTACTCTCGATATAGTCAGGCTTTCGTTGAAGATTGCCGTCGAATTGAAGGACGCAAGTGGGATGCAAGCGAGAAAGCAAATGTATTTCCCATGTCCTCGGCGATACTTGTTCGAGCTTTAGCCGATAAATGGAATATTGATCTACCAAAGGAGTTAAGGGAAATGCAGGATACGCTTCAAGAAGATTTACTCAGTGATTTTACAAATATAAATGTTTCTGGTGGTGAAATAGTTATTAATTTTGTTTATGACCCAAGGGTTATTAATTCAATTAGGAACATAATTCCCGACGTTAAGTGGGACGCAAAAAGCAGGACGTGGCGTGTTCCTAGGGAGCACGCAGATAAAGTTGCTGTTCTTGCGTCCAGGTTTGGCTTTACTGTTTCCAGCGAAATAGATGATGAAATTCAAGATCACATTAACAAATTGGAGGCAATGGTCAGGGCTTCAGAAGCTCTTGAGGGAAGTATTGATGTTCCAAATATTGCAATAGAACTTCTTCCATATCAACAGGCTGGCGTTTCTTACATGACAAAAGCAAGAAAGGTAATACTTGCAGATCAACCGGGACTTGGTAAAACAGCACAAGCACTTGCTGCCGTTGCAACAGAGAGTCGTTATCCAATGGTTGTTGTCTGTCCAAACACTCTTAAGTTGAACTGGCAACGTGAGACAAAAAAGTTCTTTCCAGGTCTCTCTGTTTCAGTCCTTTATGGGACAAAGAGTGAAGAAATATCAAAATCTGATGTGGTAATTGTTAATTACGACATTCTTTACGAGCGAACACCAGATTTATTCAAGCACGGATTCAGATCATTGGTCGTTGATGAAGCACATGCAATTAAGAACGGTGAAAAGAAGAATCTTTGCCCTACATGTGATAACTCTGTTCGATCAAACGCAAGACGATGCGCCTCATGCAACGAACACTTTGATAAGCCTATTGAAAAGTGGACAGTAAAGCGCACGGATGCTGTAATGAAACTTGCTAAATCCCTTAATCATAACGACTTTGTTTTTTTGCTTACTGGAACACCAATAACCAATAGGCCAGAAGAACTTATACCTCAACTTGAGGCTATCGGTAGGATTGATGATTTTGGTGGCATTTGGGGTTTTAAAAGTCGTTACGCCCCCAAGAAGAACACCGCAACAAACACAGACGAGTTAAACCGAAAACTTCGTTCGTTATGCTTTGTTCGTCGCATGAAGGCAGACGTTTACGGTGATCTTCCACCGCTTCGCAATGCCGTACAGCACCTTGCAATTAATCCAAAGGCGATTGCAGAATACAAGGTTGTTGAGGCTGACGTTGTTGAGTATTTTGCCACCCGAGCAATGGCTATTGCAGAGGAAGAAGGTAGCGATGGATCGAAAGCGTATTGGGAAAAGCGTCTTCGATTGGAAAGAAATCAGGGTCTTATAAAAATTACAGCACTTCGCGACGCCGTATCAAAACTCAAATACGACAACATAATCGCATGGTTAGATAATTTTATTGAATCAAACGACACCGAAAAAGTTATTGTATTTGCGGAGCACATTGAACTTGTAGAAAGGCTTTATGAACGATACAAGGACATTGCCGTAAAGGTTCGTGGCGGTGTTTCTACTGATGACCGCATGGCCTCAGTTGATTCATTTCAAAACGATCCAAATTGCAGAATGTTTATTGGTAACATGCAGGCAACGTCAGAGGGTTTAACACTTACCGCTGCGTCTGATGTAGTCTTTTGCGAACTAGGATGGACACCGGCTATTCACGAACAATGCGTTAGTCGTTGCTACGGTCGCACAAACGACATGCACGGTGCGACAGCTTGGTATTTGCTTGCGCCAGACACTATTGACGAGTATGTTTATAATCTGCTTGAAAAGAAAAAGCGCGTTGTTGACGCTGTTACAAACGGCGAAGAAGGCGTTCAAAACACGAGCATTGTTGGCGATCTTGCTGTATATTTGGCGGAGAAAGGAATGGGCGAATAATGAAAACAAAGGAATACTCGCTTGACGGCAAAGACATACTTGCTGAGCTTGAGATTGACGGAGAAACTTTCTATGGAATTCTTACTAATGAAAAGTCAGTCTCCATACCTATTTGGATTTTTACGCACAAAGACTTATCAGATAGATCGATCCGTATTTGGGGATACCTAAAGGGTGCGCTCAATGGATCTTTCGGAATCAAAGGAACATCGCACAAAGCACTTGCCGATCTTCTTAACATATGCGACAAGACGGTACGTCGAGCCATCTATGAACTTCGTGATGTTGGCGCCATAACAATTCAACCACGTCACAGGAACGGTAAACAGGTAAAAAGTGCTTACTATCTTTGGCCCGCAGAAGCTCCAGGTAGGGTGGACACAGATGTCCAAGCTGGACTCAAAAGACCAGGGGTATTATATAATAATGATATAGATATTAATATATCTAAGGAACAGATCAAAACTCGCAAGAAGCGTGAGGTCGTTACCTACCCAGATGAGTTTGCAAAAATTTGGGATATCTATCCAAGAAAAATCGGTAAAGGAAAAGCGTTTGTTGCCTTCAATGAAACCTTGAGCACTGGAAAAGTTTCTTTTGATGATTTATTAAAAGCAACAATCAACTATGCAGAGGACAGGCGAGGAAAGTCAGACACCTACACACTTCATGCTTCAACATTTTTTGGAAGTTCAAAGAAGTGGGAAGCGTACTTGTCTGGTTCTGCTCCCGACGTTGCTAAATTTGTTATGACAGCAGAGCAAAAAATATCTGCAAAGATTTACGACGATTACGATTCTGCAATTGCGTGGACAGATCCAAAAACAAATGAAGTTCTTCTTGACAACCCACTCAAACACGGGTACAGTCGTCCCATAAACAATTTAGGACAATCAGTAGACCAAAACGGAATGCCTTATGCGCTAGACTCTGCATCAGGCGAACGAAAAAATATTTAAAGGGACGTAATGTCAAACTCAATACCGCACGATCTTGCGGCAGAAGCATCCTTGCTAGGTGCAATGCTTTTATCACCATCAGCAGCTTTAGTTGGAGTTGAAAGTTGTAGCGTAGAAGATTTTTATTCGCCTCCAAATGCGGAAATTTTTGGTGCAATTCAAAGGCTTGTTGAGCGTGGTCAATCGGTAGATGCAATTACTGTTTCAGCCGAGATGAACAGGCCGGATTCGGTTAGCACACTTATTGGCTTTACTCTTGAGGTTCCAAGCGCAAACAATGCCGCTGATTATGCAAAAATTATAGTTACGCACAGTGCCTCAAGAAGGCTAATGCGTCACTTCGGCGAAGGAATCCAATTGGCGCAAGGTGGCGCAGACCCCTACGTTCTTGCAGAGGGAACAGAAAAGTTTGTTACAACTATTGGCACAATAAAAAACACAGAGCCTGAATCTTTAACTATTCAAGAACTGTCAATGCGTGCGGAAGAACTTGCGCCAGTTGTTATTCCAGGAATGATGCATCAAGATTACCGAACCATTGTTGTTGCCGAAGAAGGTGCCGGTAAATCTTTGATGCTACGAACAATAGCAATGTCTGCATCGCAAGGATTTCATCCATTCAGCCATCAGCCCATACCTCCTATTCGAGCACTTGTTGTTGACCTTGAAAACCCTGCTCAAGCTATTCTTCAAACGGCAGAGCCATTCGATCGTCATCTTCAAATGAGAAACCCAAGTGGTTATGACTCAGAACGTTTTCGTGTCTGGAGACAACCCGGTGGAATTGAAATTCGTCGACTTTCTGACAGGGCAGAGCTGCAAAGAGAAATCGCTTTTCATAAGCCCGATCTTGTTTGCATTGGTCCTATCTACAAAATGTATCGTCGCAATGCAAATGAATCGTATGAAGACTCTGCTGATGAAGCCATGGGGGTTCTTGACGACCTGCGAACTAAGTATGGTTTTGCGCTTATCATGGAGCATCATGCTGCAAAGGGAAAGCAAGGTGAAAAAAGAGACCTATCCCCTATGGGTTCACAACGATGGATGGCTTGGCCTGAAATTGGTATTTCTCTTTACAAAGATACAACTGACCCCACAGTTCTTAACGTAAAACGTTATAGAGGTGACCGTTTGGCCGGGGTAAGTTGGCCAGATAAGATAGTAAGAGATAAAGCATGGCTCCTAGATGGAGTCTGGACACCGGCAAAGGATCTTTAATGACTTGCGTAGTTGGATATACAACAGACAAGCACTGCTACATGGCCTATGACGCTGCCGCCAGTGATGGAGAAGCAACAATAGCTTCAATAACACCAAAGGCAATAGCTCACGCTGGCAATGGACTCATTGGTTCTGCCGGTTCTTGGAGATCAATCAACATGATTTCTACGCTGAAATCAAGAAAATGTAGTCCTCAAACAGTCGTAACAATGCTAAAGGGAATGAAAGGAGAAGACGAAGCCGTCAAGGAAACTGACGTTCTTTGTGCATGGCCAAATAGACCTTTGGTTATTGTACAAAGCGATCTAGCAGTTATAGAACTTGAATCACCGTATTACGCAATTGGTTCAGGTGCAGCTTATGCACTTGGCTACTTGGAGGCATGCGAAACAATTGGTCCCGAACAACTAATTGCAGCAGTGGAATGCGCTACAAAGTACGACATGTTTGTATCAAAACCTGTCAAACTTTTAAAGTGTTCCATTAAAAAAACAACTAGCAATTAGAAAGGTATTTAGTGAGTAGTGAAAAATGGCGTGAGCATTCCGCATGTTCCGGCACAAAGGTAGATTTTTTCTCGGGATTTGTTACAGAGGAGATGAAAAATCTTTGCAAGGGTTGCCCCGTGCAGGATGAATGTTTAAAATACGCAATAGAAACAGAATCCTATGGATATTGGGCGGGAACAACAGAACAAGAACGTTTTCTTATTCGAAGAGATCTTGGCGTTTTTGAGCCAGGGTACAATCCAAGCCTTAACAAGCAGATGAGACGCGCGATGCCCAAGGCAAAACATGTTTTAAAAGAAATAGAACATGGAACCGAAAAAGGATATCAATTACACATTAGGCGTAAGTGGCGATTTGTTGATGAAAACAATCAAGTTTGTGAATGTCGCAAGGCGCATACAGAATTTATTAAAAAATATAGAGAATCGAGAGCAAAGACATGATGTTCTTTAATAGAAGAAAAAAGAAAGCAAGCATGAAAAGACACCCAAGTCAATTGGGTAGGCCGCTTGAAATGACAAAGATTAATAATTCAACTTTTTGGGTTGATATTAAAAAAATTAGAAAGGACGGAGAATGACAGACGAAGAACTATGGGAAAGTCATTACCCTGACATAAAGATACCCGGTAGCGCAGAACCACTTGAGGGCAAGTGTGGTGCAAAGGTAACTTCTAAAGAAGCCAGAGAAATTGGTATTACTCGCTACTGCACGAAAAAAGCGGGCATGGGCACAGATCATCTAGGAGAAGGAACTTGCAAGTGGCATCTTGGCGCAACAATGCGACACACAAGGGGAGCTGTGCAAAGAAAGATGCAAAAGGAATTAGTTGCTCTTTCTGACAGGCTTGAACAACCTGAACCAATTGGTCCACCAGAAGTTGAGGCGTGGATTCTTGCTTCAAAGATGAAACAGTGGACTTTAATCCTTGAAGAAAAGATGAACGAACTTAACGGTATCTTGGAAGTAACCGACAAAGCGGGCGTCGAACATGTACGAGCTTTGATTGAGGTTATGGAACGTGCATGGGAGAGGTATCAGGGTGCTCTTGAGTTTATGATGAAATACGATCTTCGCAAACGTGTTATCGAACTTGAAGAACATCAGGCAAACCTTGTTGGTGCCGCTTTCATGGCAATTATCCTTAGTCAGGATTTAAAACTTAGCGAGTCACAAATTGAGATGGCTCGCAACATGTTTGCAAAGAAATTAAGTGAGATGGGGGGCGATCTTGAGCCGACTTGGATTCATAACATTATTGATGTTGATGTTCTTGATGATTAATATACATCAAAGGCGTTAAAAAACCCCCGGTTAAGGTTAATATCCTTAAGCCGGGGGTTTTTATTTAATCGTTAGTTGACGTATTCTCTCTTTTCACCAACGTAACGAACAAAAACATTGTATGTTCCATTTTCATTAACTTGACTCATTGCTTGATAGGCAAGTGCTTTTCTGTCAACATTGGTTAATGTGGTAAGTCCAACAAGAGTTCTCAAAGCTTGGCCCGAATCCCCGCCTGTTTTTGAATTTTCTTTCCACAAAAACCATTCGCCTGGATTTGACTTAAGTAAATTTCTGCGTGCAATTGTCTTTGGACGGCCTCGCTCCGGTCGTGGATTTGCTTTAATCAATCCTGTTATTTCTGAATTATTCATTCGTTTCCTTTTCTTTTTTTTCAAAATTAGTTATTTTGCTTTTGTTACTTGGACATACATGGGCAACCTCAATAGTTGCATCAGTGCTTTTAACAACTTTTTTGCATTTAGGACAAACCCATTTAGTCATATATTTACTCTACCTCATCAATGGGTGTGCTGTCAATTAATTTTATAGCATCAAGCATAATAAGTTCTTCTAGATCCCATTCATTAAAATCATCAGTATCTTCTATGTCAATGGTTACTTCTGCCGCAATAATAAACTTTTTTACCTTGCGAGTTTTAAAGTCATTAACACATTCCTCAACGGATTCGCTTGACCAACGCATTGTTGCAAACGCTGGCGCTACTTTTCCGCAATAAAGTCTAGCCTCGTATTCACGCTTTGTATCATCATCAAATGACAAAGCATGCTCTACCGCCAACTTTGGGGGAAGACTTCCAAACGGTTCCAGCCACATATCGTAAGCTTCCTCCGCCGTTGTAGTCTCCCCCCAAAGGACGGCAATTTCAGTATAACGAGTACCGATCTTTTCGTAAAGAACTATTGACCATTCCCTTTCCTCAGTCAAATAATTGTCCATTACCAGCCGCTTCCACAACCATATTGATCGGGTACATACGAGCCAAATCCAGAAGCAACCTGAATTTTTTTGGCAATGTATACCTGTTGTTCTGGGCTTGCGGACCACTCTGGCCCAAAAAGCCTAAATCCACCGTATTCATACCAATTATTAAGCAAAATGCCCAATCCCCCTTGGTATAAGTTTCCCTTTGTGTGCCAATTGCCACCAGTCTCGCAAATGTTCACCTTTGACCACTTCTGCATATCAAGAACTGATACAAGTGGTGGCGCGTCATGCGCCTTTTTATGCGACGTTGGTAAAGCTGGATCAACCTGGACCTTAACCCAAGATGTAGCCATTTGTGTGCCATCAGCACTAACAACCAACGTGCGCTTCATATTAATTACTGGCTTTGTTACAAGGGTACTAGCCCCATTTTTTATACTTCCTAATGCTTTGGTCGCCATTCCTATGGTTTCCAATAATACAAATACTACGGTTACTACGATCAAAACTGCGATAATTCTACGCATTCTTCTCCAATGTTTGGCTTATATTACGTAAAGCTGAGGTGTTGATTCACAGTATCCAGTCTCCTTTCGACTTCATTTCTAACATACCCCATTATACCATGTCAAGTACCTCTGGCAAGGGTTCTTTGTGACAGAAATCACAAGACCCCCCGGGCTAGCATATCCGGAGGGTCTTGCAACGTGAGTAAGGCAGCACCTGAAATGCAGGAAAGGGATAAGCCACAGTCAGGTCCGCCGTGTACATACTAGCACTGTAATTACACAAATGTAATTCCCTTGACAATTACAAAAAACGTGGTAAAATGAACATATGATTACAGAAAACCTAGAAACCCTTGAAATTGCAGACTATTTATACAGTCTTCCAGAAACCATTGGTATCAACCTTGCCGATCAAAAAGAAATTTTAGAAAAAAATATTGATTTTACGATCTTAAAGCTTGCGGAACCAGTGGCAAAAGAGGTTACGGTAAAGTTTATTGATGACAAAGAAGGTCATGAATATAGGATATTTTCTTTTGATTTTGATCGTGAAACAAAAGCAGATTTAATATTTTATCGTTTTTCTGAAACAAATGAACTTTTTACAATGGACGCCAAGCGCACTCAAGATTGGCTGATTGAAACTGGCGAATCTTATGTGCCGGTAGACCTATTTAATAAACCAAATGGGCTTAGAGATCGCATTAAAATTAACAAGATTAAACTTATTTAAGGATATATTATGACATTAGTATTAGTATTTTTATTCCCAGCAATGTTTTTTACCATGGTAGGCGTTTTTGCTTACAAGTGGAACAAGGCCGTTAAAGCTGGAATTTTTCAAAAAGGTACGCTTAGGCACGTTATGACAAAGTCATTAAAAACAGACGAGCCAAGCGGTAAAAATAAGCCATGACAGAGCGAACCTTGCAACAGATTCAGTACTTTTGCGAAGTTATGAGCAATGAGTCTGACATTGATCAACTCACCGAAACTGAGTTGGCATGGTACAAGGGTTATACACAGGCAATGAAGCACGTTCTTCTCTGGATCAATAACCCGGATGTTGTAATGGTTCCTAAAAGCGCATACGAGAAAGTGTCGGAACAATGAAAACGTTATTAGAAACAACTATTTTTACTTTTATTTGTTTTATCATAGTTTTTATCGCAATGGTGAACAACTAATGGACAACAAATTTAAGCTTGGAGACGAAGTAACCTTGATTAGACACGTAGGTAAGATTGTGGGTTTCAGTGGTCGAGGCTGGCCCATTGTTGAATGGCCTGAAATTGACGAAGTTCTTGTTGAGGATCCAGAAAAAATAACAAAAGTGAACGCAAATGACTAATTGCAAACATTGTGGATTAAATATTGTTAAATACACACGCGATGGTACCGATTGGGAAAACATTGGTGATGATGATCAATGGGTTCACCTATCGCCTCACGGTCCGCACAAAGCTGAGCCAGAATGGATGGATGAAAAATGAACATAGTAATTAATTGGATTGCACACATTGCTTTAGTTGGCGTTATAGCATTTTTTTTATTTGTGCTTGCCGGTATTTTTGGGGCGTGGAAATAATGGGTGCTCAAACTAATTTGTTGTGCGTGTGGATTGTAATTATTTACCTATTATGGAAGACTTGGTAATCAATGTTCTATATTACTTTTGGATTGACTTGGGCTATTGGTGTTGTTACAGGTGCAATTGCAATGCTTATTTGGGACATGTTGTTTAACTAATGTGGTCCTGGGTTCTTGCAGCCGTTGGTTCCCTCGGTTTATTTTTTGTCGGGGGAAAGAAGATTTGGGGATGGGGAATACTCATCCTCAACGAATGCCTGTGGGTGGCCTATGCGCTATCAAGTAAGCAGTATGGCTTTATTGCGTACAGCATTATGTACGTTGCAATGTATATTAGAGCAATATTGAATTGGGGAAAAGATGAATAACGAATCAAACGAAATAAACGAAATGGATCACATAGAGACAATTACCAGTTTTTGGGCAATTGATGATACGTTATCTCGTATCAGAGCTATTGTTAAAGAGATTGGGGATATGTTCGATGCCTCAAGGAACGACCATGGATAGGGGTAACTGCCGCAAATGCTTCACGCCTATCTTTTACGTTGGTGAAGCTAAATGGATTCACATGAATTATCTTGAAGAAAAAGCAGATCACGAAGCAACACCGGTTATGGAGGGATTATGAATTTTAAATTTTGGCGCATAGGCAAACTTACAGTATCTTGGAATGAACATAACTCTCAACAGAGCAAACAAGACGAAATGATGATTAAATCATCAGGCAAGGGCCGTCAGTGCGAATGTATTGGCTGTAACAAAGTTGGAAAAAGCCGATGAAAAAATGGTGTGAATGCAATAAGCGTTGTATGGTTAGGAATCCACGCAAAGAAGTGGTTCACGGCAAAGCAACAACATACGAAAGTCGTCATAATTGTAGGTGTGATCAATGCGTTTATGCACACAGGGTTGCGGAAATAGAACGAGAGTTTAGAGCCTATGAAAAAATTATGGCGTTGTTGTGAGCTTTAGGGATCGTGAAGAACTCGCCGAACAACTCAGGTCAGGTGTAGACAGAAGTTCCTGCGTACACATAGTTGCTCATTGTTCTGATGGGTCATTAGTACCTAATTACCTTATTGAACTTGTTATGCAGACAAAAGAGTACGCAAGGTTTAGCTTCTGCCCTCGTTGTGGCGAAAAACTAGAATGGATGGATTGATTGTGAATCAAGAAGAATCTTTAACAGAATTAACCCGCATACAAGAGGAATTAAAAATGTATGAATGCCTACACATTGAAAAGTATTACAACCTTGACGGTGAAGAATTAGAGCGTCGTTGGAATCGTATCTTCTGCCCTGATTGTGGTGTACGATTAGAAGCACCTGGCCCGACCAGACCATTTAAGTTAAAGGATTATCAACGATGACCGTAGCCGAGAATGTATTCTTACTTTGCTCATTTGTAGCATTTGCCATTTGGGTATTTTGGAACGGCAAGCTGTGAGCATACCTCCACGTAGATACCCGCGCAAGATGAAGAAGCATTGGGCTAAAACAAGAGTTGAATTCACTGCCGGAGATTGGGAAGATCTTAAAAGAATTGCCAGGGCAAAGGGATTGCGCCCTACACGCTACATACACTATGCTTTATTGGAGACAATAGAAAAGGGGCTTTAAGATGCAAACATTCCTACCCTACGCAGACTTTGACCAAAGTGCCAAAGTTCTTGATCGCCAGCGTTTAGGCAAACAACGTGTAGAAAACTTACAGATTATTAAAGCACTCCTACAACCTGACTACGGCTGGCAAAATCACCCAGCAGTAAAGATGTGGCAAGGTCACATCATCTCACTGCTTAGTTATCAAACTGCGATTTGTCAAGAGTGGGTCGGCCGCGGCTACAAAGACACCTGCTTAGAAAAGTCTTTTGCACTAATTGACAATTACGACGGAGAATTCCGCATGGTCAGTCCATATTGGATTGGCGACGAAGCTTTCCACAGATCACATCAAAGCAATTTATTGCGCAAATTACCCGAATATTATGGTAGTATCTTTACCGAAGTACCAGACAACCTAGATTATATTTGGCCGGTGGCATAATGAGAAAAAAGAAGATAAACGAACTAATTGACGAACTAGAAGAAGAGTTATATCTTAACTACAAGAAACTTAATCTAGCAATTGTAGACGCACGACGACAGGCTCACGTATTTGATGTACTTCGTGAAAGAATTAACAAGCGTGGACGTTCCTAGTTCTATACACATAATCAAAAACCTTATTAGTGATGAGGAATGCGATTACTTTTACAACAAAAAACTTTTAAAGTTTAAAAACAGGGAAACCTCTAAATGGGGTGATGCCGATCAGGTATTAATTACCGAAAACGACGAGGAAGACCTAAGTTTTATAGACAAGGTTAATAGTTCTTTCATGGCAGCAGTCAAAGAGTATTACGGGTATTCAAAAGAACTATGCGTATTTGAAAGCAATTTTTACATATGGAGAGAAAACGTTGCCATCCGTCCACATATGGACAATTGGGACCCAAATCATGACTCTCAATGGAATCTATTCTCAAGCGTCTTTTACTTAAATGACGACTTTGAAGGTGGTCAGATATACTTTCCAAACCTTAAATTCACATATAAACCCGAGAAGGGTAGTTTAATTATGTTCCCAGACGATGAAAGAATCGGTAATAATCTACTCAGAGAGCGTCACCTTCACGGCGTGCACGGGGCTAAATCTGGTGTTAGAATGACAGTAGCAACATGGTTGCAGGATAAGGAAATGGAATTAAAATGGGCAAAAAACTAGACACAGCGTACGAACGAATCAAGAATCAGGCAGAGCATCACATTAAGCTCGCCCAGACTAGAGGATCTGACTACGACAAAGGCTTTTCACAGGCATTCTACGAGGCACTTATTATTGTTGCCGATCTGAGAGGAAAACTAGACTAATGGCATTTAACGCAACAGAAGACCGAGTAATTCTTAAGCTTGACGAATCAGGCGAGGAAGTTCAAGCCAGCGGCTTTATTGTGCCACGTCGCAGTCCACCAGACGAGGGTGAGATTGTTGCGGCAGGGCCGGGAAGATACGCTGAAAATGGGACAGTAATCCCTATGGAAGTATCAGTAGGCCAGATGGTTAAGTTTGACAAGAACATGGCCTACGGTATTGAGATTGAGGGTGAGAATTACGTGGTTATCCCTCAGGCAGGAATCCTCGGAGTTATTGGAGAAGGCTCATGGTAGAAAAAAAAGAGGGGGAAAGCCCACTCAAAATAAGTAGGCCAAAGATTGAACCCACTACCCAAGAGGACATACGAGAACTAGCACTAGACATCATCAAAGACCTGATCCTTGAGACCAGTCCAAGCCAATGGGATAAATATCCAGATGCCACTACATTTGGTGAGTTCTTCGTTAAGCGTATACAGGCAAAGTGCAAAGCTTTCGACAAAGATCACAAAACAAACAAGATAAAAGTACCTAATATACCTTATTGAGCTGATCCTTCCTGATCAGGGATTATATAAAAGTACCTTCTGAAGCATGTACTTGGCTTTTTGCGTTAAGGGAAGGTACTTTAAACCCCTATAAACACCCACTCCAAAAAAGGCGGGGGGAAACGACTCACAGATGATCAGGGGCTCCAATTACCACATGTACATGATACGCTCATACAACCACGCCCCCCTCATATTTGGTATCTAACTAGAACCCCATAACAATTTTTATTTTCCAAAAGCTAGTTCTTATCGTATGGCACAGTATCAATGCAATACGAATAGATATATCAATAGGGATAGGAATATAGGATGGGGGGTAATGCTTTTGCGCCAATAAAAGCTGCTTCACGCGCGTATAGGGTACTTTATTATACGAAAACCCCCTATATATGTACTAATAGATCAATAAGGTACTTGACAACGGTGCAATTCCTTGATATATTGTACTATTATGGGATAAATCTATACTTAAAATATAAAAATGTGACAGAATTTTTGTACCAGGATTTGAGCATATTCTCTAAATATAAATTCTTGTCGCAGGATTTTTTGTACCAGCATTGGTACGTGTAGGGATAATACCTTGTATATGCCTATTGCCCTAAATATAAATTCTTGTCAGAAGTTTTTGTACCACCTTCCGGCCCCCTGGAGATTAGCTGATCCCTCAGCTACCCCAGATCCTCAAGGGTTACCGGTCGGTAATTAATTTCTTCCAAGGCTGAGTCGAGCTCATCTAATAATAGATCTGTTCTTTCAGCTAGATGCTCCCGAATTCCAGCTTCGTCCCATCTTTCAAGCATTTCTTCCGCCTCCTCGTCCGTTTGGACGGGATCAGCGTATACATGTACATTACCCGTGAGTAATACTGTATTCATTAGATCTATATTGATGAACCATCCGGTGTCTGAGTCCCATGTGACTACAAAGTGATGTTCTTCCCTCATTTAGTATTCAGGCTCAGCATAGGTTGGTGCGCATTCGCGGGACATTACTCCGTCCAGGTTGTGGTACCACAGCTTAACCCCATCAGCATCAAGTGCGCTAATTTGATCGCCGCAATTACGGCATTCTACTACTGGCATATTAGGTTCTCCTATCCCCTATATTATTACATTACTATATTTGTTTATGATCTGTCAAATCGTTAAATATGATTTCTTGTCAAAAATTTTTGTGCCACCTCCGCGGGCTCCTTAGATCAAAAATGATTAGTTACCGCTCAGTAACCAATAAAAGCTTGTGTTAAGCTGAAATCCCCAGATCTTCTAAAGCCTGGATTCTGGCTGCATTCTAGTTACTGGTCAGTAACCTAAACAGGGTACAAAACCTCCATAAGCTCACGAGCATCCTCCAGGGCAGCGTATATGTATTCATATTCAGCTTCATCAAAAAGATCCTGATGAATGCTCGACTCTATGTTCTGAATCATAGAGTGAACGTTGCAGAGCCGTTTGGCTAGCTCATTCATTCGGTCACCTCCTCTACGTGAGCCTCAGCCCATTTTAAGGCGTCGTATAGATCAACCCCTCCATTTAAAGCCATTTGATGGGCGGCATCGATTGCCTCATCCTCGTCCGCGGCGTTTACGGTAAATCTAATGCTATTGAGATCTAATAAAACCTCGTAAGTGTTTTTCATTTATTCTCCTTTGTTTATTTTTTCGAATGCTTTACTTAAATCAGAATACAATGATGCGTCTCGAAGACACAAATCCTCTGGGACGTTTGTAAATTGACAGGCGTCTTCATCATAGAAAAGACCATCCCTCATGACATTCTCAGCCATGTCTTGATCTATAAACCATCCTTGCTTTTCATCCCATGCAACTACAAAATAGTGTTGACTCATTATTTGCCCCTTACTATGGCACCACAATTAATGCATTGAACCACATCATTTTGACCTAATTCAACCTCGTAATAGTTCTCCAAATCCAAACAACAGTCTTTGCAAACTATACGCCTGGTTTCCCAATCTGAATAAACAATCATTTATCTAACCCCTTCCAGTCGTCCCCAATGTAACGAATGTAAAACTCTGTTGGGTCGTTATCTAACAACTCCAACTGCGCCTCTGTCATTTCACTATCATCAAAAATAACAAGGTCGTATTCTTCTGCGGAACCATAGTTACCGTCATAGCCAACATAAAGTTTGCTCATTGCTGAACCTCATCTATCTTTGTTTCGTGTCCATCAAGATCTATTTCCCAATCAGCCCAAAGTGATTCAGCGTATTCCTCAGCGGTTTTGCCGCTGGGAATGTCGCTGTCATCAAAAAAGGCATAAAACGTTGCTGTGTATTCAACCTCATACTTTTTCATACTGAAGCCTTTTCTCGTGGGCAGTCATCAAATAAGTATTCTTCTTCATAACCTTCAGAACAACGACAAGAATCAGCATCACCACGTTCTACGTAATCAGCGTGTGATTCTGGGATGTCGTATTCAGTAGTGGTTATTTCTCCGTTGGAATCAAGTTCAACTTCTCCACCCCAACCTTGTTCCTCACGATACGTCCAACACATTTCCAAATTATTGGTTCTGCAAATCTCAACCAGTTTGTTCATGATTGGTTGTGGCGGTGACCAAGGCGTGTCAAAGTCAATAGAAAGAGTGGCAATACCGTTTTCAACCTCAAACCATTTATTGGTTTCGCTGGCATCCCATTTGCAACCCCAGTTATTAACGTTCCAGTTGTACCAGTTGTTCTCAGACTTCATGCCTTCTGAATCACAAGTGCTGTAATACTCATCACGTATTTCTTCTGGGATTGGAATCACATTCTGAAATGAAATACATTCAGGCGTGTATTCCTTAAATGTAAGTGGTTCTACTTGTTTGTAGCCATCCATAACTGGAACTTGGATTGGCTTGCGCAACTGCTCACGCAAGGCAATTACTGCATTCTCGTTGCCAGTAATACTTATTGTGTTAGATACCCAATTCGGCATTATTGCTCCTTTTATTAGTTAGTTAATTCCTTCTCCCAGAACACTAACAGATTCACAAATGTTTGTCAAATACTTAAATACATTTTTTTGTCAAAAGTTTTTGTACCAGTTGGTTGAGGATCTGAGAAAGATCTAAAAAAACATTTAACCCGAAAGCTCGCAGCAAGGATTCTTTTAGGAAAACCCTCGATTCTTGTTACTCACCAGTAACTTATTCCTATCTGCATAGGAGAAAATTACTCTTTAGTAACTAAACTTTTAGATCTTTACAATTCAAGCTGAATTATCAGCTAGCTTAAGCAGCTAAGAGCTAATTTTCTATAGATCGACCCTTTTCAGGCGATCTTGTTTCAGGGTGATCTGTGAAACATTTTAAAAATATTCAACATTGTTATTAATTATTGTGATAATGTTGTTACATCAGCAAGTAACAATGCTTGTTGATAATAAATAGAAGGAATTTATTATGGAAGGCATTAGCCCAGTAGTACCAGCAGTATCCCTGCCGAAGTGTTGGCAAGACTTTAACGATGTAATCAATGCAGGTGTTGACCGAGTTATCTTGTTTGGCGCTCCCGGCACTGGTAAGACTTACGGTGGACTCACACTTGGTGTTGGCGATGGCGGTTCGTTTCGTCTTATCTGCACCGAGGACATGACCACTGCACAAGTATCAGGTGCGTTCATGCCCGACGCTGACGGTTTCAAGTTCATGGAAGGTTCAGCACTTCGTGCGTGGAAGGGTAACGGACAAGTAGGTGGTCGTTTGGTCGTTGACGAAGTTGACAAGGCAAGTGGTGACGTGTTTGGTGAGTTGCTTAACTTTCTCGACAGCACTGACAGTTCATCGTTCGCTCACCCCGAGACCAACGAAGTTTTCACACCGTTGTCAGGTTTCAGTGCAGTTATGACTTCGAACATCGAACACCCTGACGATTTGCCAATGGCGTTGCGTGACCGTTTCCCAGTTGCAATTGAGATTAACGCTCCGCACCCGAACGCATTGTTGTCACTGCCAGTTGAGTTGCGACCTATTGCAAGTGCAATTATTAGCGCCGAACCCGGTCGTCGTGTTTCGTTGCGTGCGTTCTATTCTTACAACACGTTGCTTAAGTCGGGAATGACAATGGAACGTGCAAGTGTAATGGCGTTTGGTGCGCAGAAGTCAGAAGCAATTATCGACGCTATTCGTGTTGGGTCGTTGTCATAATGACGACCCAGCACGCACAGAAGCGTCGGGAGCAAGTTGTTACTTTTCCCGAAGTCATTACTTCGTATCGTAACGATGGCACAGAAGTAACACGTTGGAAAGTTGACGAAGGGTCAACAAGTCGTGGTGACGCTTACACGAATTTTAAAGACAACGTGTTGCGCATTCCACTTATCAACGATGACGTTGCACGAGTAGTACGTGCGCACGAAGCGGTTCACGTTCGTGTCTCACCTAACAACATGGAAATGTTTGCGAAGTTCTGCGAACGGTTTGGTTTTAGTGACCGAGTTGTTAAGACTGCCGAGGAACATCGTGTCAACACTATTGTTGGCCGACTTGGTTACGACCTTAATTTTTTACGTGACGGTAGTGAGAAGGAATCGGGCAAGCGTGGTGCGAAGGAAGCACAGAAGTCGGTGCAAGCGTATAACGAACTAATGGCGTTTGGTGCTGGCCTTGTTGGCACTAAAGCGTTTCGTGACTACATCGTTGGCGTTCGATCTGTTGACAAGGACATGGCGTTAAAACTTCGTGAGATGGAACTTGCAATTCTAAAGATTACTAAGCGTACGCACATTCAGAATCTTGGTAACACTGAATTGAGTAACTTCGATGACATCACACTTGGTCGTGGTTTCCTGCGTTACACAAGGCAGATAGCAGAAGTCATTAACGATTATCAAAAGTACGAAGGTAACGAAAATGAATTTGAATCAGTTAAGGGTTCGTCAGGTGTTGACTACAAGGTTGGTGGTAGCGATGGTTTCGCACCGTTGCGACTCGACCACACTTTGCTATGCGACCAACAAGTAAAAGGTCACCTAGCACGTCGCAAGCGTTCAGCGTCAACTGGCAAGCGTGTCTTGTATCCATCACGTTTGCTCACTGACCCACACAAGCGAATCTTTAGTCAGAAGCCACGTAACAATGGTGGCGTTGTTGTTATTGACTGCTCGGGTTCAATGAGTTTAACAACTGCCGACGTAGACAAGTTCTTGGAACTTGCTCCCGGCGCATTGGTCATCGCTTACTCGCATTCAAGCAAGCACCCTAATCGACCTAACGCTTGGGTTATCGCTAATCGTGGCAAGCGTGCAAGTGACATTACACGTTGCACGCAGAACATGGGTAACGGTGTAGATGGCCCGGCATTAGAGTTTGCTATCAGCAAGCGACGTGGTAGCGAACCTCTAATTTGGATTTGCGACGGTCAAGTTACAAGTGCGAATGACAATGGTAATGACGAATTAGCGCAAGCGTGCGCCAAGATGGTCATTAAGCACAGCATTATTGTTGCTCCGACTGTTGAATTAGGAATCAAGGCGCTGGCACTTGGCAAGTCGGCACGCTCCGACGTTCGTGGTTGGGTTGGTAAGTACGTACCTAAGTCGAAGGGTGGGAAAGGATAATTACCTACAAGTTCAGACGATTAAAAATGCTATCCTTCGCATTGCCCCCGGGTTCGCCCGGGGGTTCGTCGTTTCTTAAATACATTTTCTTGTCGAAAATTTTTAACACTAATCAAAGCTAAATATATTTTCTTGTCAAAAATTTTACGCCAGTTTGGCAGAATCCTTCAGGGGATACATATATATCGATCGACCCTTGTTGAAAATTAAGCTTGCTGAAGATCCTAGCTATTCAGCAGCGGAGATAAAAAGATAACCCCGAGCAGTTACGCTCGGGGCTATCCTGGTAATTTTTACAGATCGTAAAATAGGTGACCTGCTCCATTCCCTTCAGGGTCAGAACTAGGAATTATGTAAGACATGTCATCAAAGAAAATAGCCATAGGAATAGTTCCATGGTGTCCCGTTTCATTCCATCCCATGCCTTCGATCTCATCCGCTCCTAATGGTCTTACCTGAATAATGGTCTTACCGACTAAAGATCCATACTCTTTATCTATGTAATCTTTGTAATCTGTTTTCATTATTACCCCCTTACGCTCTAACACGTAAGAAGGCAATAATGAAACGCTCGAAATCCCATTCCATGTCTAAGTCATCAACTCTAACTGACTTGGTGTCATGGTTGACATAAACATTACGCCATGAATCAAAACTAATTGAAGTAGAGATACCAAAACCAGTTTCGGACATCACGTTATCTTGTATCATCTCGCTAAAGACAATGCGGTTTAGGTAAGGCTCATCATCCCATCTACCACGCCCACGCTCTAAAGCGCTTGCTACTGTTTGCGGTAATTCGCTTGCTCCCCAGTGAGAATAGAAACAAATGTCCGAACCGCCCTGCTTTTGCATTACTACAGTTCCACGGTCTCCCATAAAACCCCTTTCCGTAATAGCACTTTGCCATTACATAATTATTATACCAAATAATTTATACTTGCGCATGTATCTAAAAAGCAAAATCCCCCCACCCTAAAAAGGTGAGGGGATAAAAGCTCTAGATCACTTTGGCACTTTATAGTTAAATACTCCATTCTTTAACGCCTCAAAACCATGCTGTGCCATAGCCATAGCGTGATTACACGCCTTAGCGCCATACTGCTTTATACACTCCATGCCGCCAATAGCAAAATTATGCACTGCTTGTGCATAGGTTAGTTTGCATGAATAGTAAAGTCCTGAATGATGACAAATGTGTTCTGTTATTGTTTTCATTATTCCCCCAACTTAATTAGGTAACTTTGCTTGGTGTAATTCGTAAGTGTTTGCACTTGATTGTCATCAAGTCCAACAGTGTTTCCCTCGCTGTCCGTAAGCATGCTTGTAAAAACAACATTCCCCGAAATGTAATCTTTAACATCATACTCATTCATGAATAATGAGGTCGCTGTAGGATTCTGATCGAAACCCATGTATCTGTATTCCTCATTTACCCACATAGTTACATTTAGCGAAGGTAGGTCAATGGCTTCAATAAGACCCTCAACTGTTTCGCTCAATAGTTTGTATGCGTTCGACTTGTCGAACTCAATGAGTGTTTTAATTCCATCAGTATTCATTGTTATTGCTTGCATCACTGCCTTTCCGTAATCGCTCTTTGCGGTTACGTAATAAAATTAACATAAACAATTAAACAAGTCAAGCACCAAAAGAAAACCCCTAGCCGAAGTAGCTAGGGGTTTCCAGGGGGATCTTTGTTAGGTATTGGAAAGGCGGGCGGGCGCACCTATTTACATAGGCACACCCACCCTAGCGCACATTACCTAGCGCCTATGTGTCACTGCCAAGTATCCAACATAGATACCGACAATGCCAACGAACAACGAGGGGAGAATACTATCTACCCACTGTACGACAATACTACAATTATTAAAGGGTATGCGTTCTTGTGTCCAAAAGAACATTAAAGCGTATGAAATCATTCCTACCGACCAGACAAAATAACGCTCGGCAAATGTTCCTTTTCGGTTTCTCCTAGTCATCAGCCAGCCACCTCGTAATCGTCACAAGCCCGAGCAACCGCATCACTAAGTTCCTCGCATAATGCGCTTAGTTCGTAGGGGCTCAAGTTTGCAACCATAGCCTCGGTCAGTTCAGCAAACCAAACGACCTCGGTGCCATCAGCACCAAATGTTTTTACTTCACTCATAATGCTCCTTTTCTTGTAATTTTTAATACTTACAAATTGTATCACTTAAAAAACTTAAAATACATTTTCTTGTCGAAATTTTTTATACCAGCGCTTCAGCGCTATCCCCTCCGTCAGTGATCCGCACTGCCTCGCACTGCCTCGCAGATCGACCCCGGCAGCGAGATCCCGCCAAAGCTAGAGCGAGGGGGAGTGCCCCCCTCGCTCCTACCTTGTGCCTTTTCTTTTCTTAAATGCTCATAGCCTCTAACATTTCCCGAGCCTCTACCTCTTGTGCCTCTTTCTCCGAGACCGCCAGCGAGGCGAGGAAGTTACGGTATTCATTGAATGAATCAAAAGTAATCATGAGACCAGCGATTACGATAACGTAGTTCTTATCTCCCTCGTCATTTACAAAACTTGAATAGAAAGAATGGATCTTGCTGGTCTTGTCATGTTCCCAATAGCCATAATCCCTCTTATCTAATTCAATGCTTACTGTGTTTGCTTGCATTGGTAATGCCTTTCCTTTAGTGGTTATTTACTACCCTTTATTCTTATCACAGTTTCTACGTCTTATAGTGTTATTTATTGCATTTATTTTATTACAATTATGTAACAAAAAAACTACCCTCTAAAATCGTTTTTTAGAGACTTAAAAAGTAATCTAATAGGAAAGTATTGGCTCCGCTGCAGGGTGTCGAAAATCGTGATCTAGGCTGATCTAAGCTGAAAATGAAACAAGGGGGGCATTTAGCCCCCCCCTCATTCATTTTTTTAACTGTTTAAGCATTCATTAAGGCGTTTAGTTCATTTATTGCGTTAGCGGATTGTAGGATTCTTTCGTAAGCCTCTCTCTTAGTACGGTAGCCCATTCCACCCGAGCCCCTGAAACCTGGCAAATCATGTAGCCATTCTCTTTTAGGCGTTTCAATAAATCTAACAAAGTAAAAATTATTACCATAAGGGGCGGTTACACAAGCCCCCTCTAACTGTTCACCTTTCATTCCTGCATTCTTGCAAGCGTTAAGGTAAAAAGTAATAGCCTGCCCTAATCTTTCGTTAGTAATTCGATCTTGTGCCATTAGTAGCCTAGCCATTCCATGAAAGGGCCCCAAGTAAAAACCTCTCCCCCCTCATTGTATGGCTCAGATAGTAAGACCCCGAAATCCTCGGCGGAAGCATAAACACCCCCTACGCCTAAGCCATGCTCTACACATAACCGCTTAACCTCTGCAAGCGTTAAAGTCTCGTCATAATCTCTACTTAAAATTGTTTCGCTGTAATTCTTTCCCATTAGAACTTGCCCCCTCTCATAATAAAGTATTGAGCCCATGAGCCTATGCTACCCCCGATTAAAAAAAATGCTAATTCTCTCATTAGTAACCTGCCTCATTTATTTTAATCTCCGCAAACTTCTCAAGTAATTCTACTATGGTTTCACGTGGCAAATTGTCGCAAACGTAATCCGCAAACTCGTTTGACTCCGCCAAGTTCTCTAGCCAGTCGCTGTAATCTTGTTTCATTAGTAATGCCTTTCCTTTATTTTATGACCACCCCAAAGATAAAAAATCTAGCCAATTTTTTTAAGCCAGCATTTTTAGCTTGTTAGTGATCTTTAGTAGGGTGACTTGTGTCACCCCCGAGAAACCGCCCCCCTCGGGGCGAATCCTCGGGCGTGCGCCCCCCCCCGAGAGAGGGGGGGGCATTATCCGCCCTACTTGGTCAAATCTAGGGTAGTCCACCTTTCTACGCCGTCTACATCTAGGCAGATACTAAAGAGGTTAGGCATTACACGCCCTGCCTTGTTATAGCGTCTATCTATGCGCTGAACTATGCCAGTCACCTTAGAATCCTGACTAGTAAAAGGCTTCCCTACCTGAACAGTGAGACCGTCACGCTGAATGCGGTTAAAGGTCATTACGCTACGCCCTGCTGTGGTGGTGTATTTAGGCATGATTAGTTACCACCCTTGCGAGACTTAGCCCATAGTGAATCGGTAAATGGTTGAATGCTTGCATTTAATTCTTTCTCATCTGTGCAGGTGTCACAGTAAGTAAAGACGCCATCTTCTAAATCCCAACATTCACCGCCACAAGGTGGCGTTAATGCCTTACCTGCCATCTGCCAGAATCTGGCTACATCTTGTCGCTTGTTGTTTTCGCTGTATTCATAGTGTTTCATGGTACTACCTTTCCTTTATTTTTAAGGGTTTTAGTGCCCTTATGTAAATAATCATAACATGGTTTTAGGGTCATAGTGTTTGTTTTAGTGTTTTCTTATGTTTTTTTATTGTTACAATTTCTAAGGGGTTTCGTAACATAGCTTGTTACTAATTCCATAGGACAATTCCCCCCCCTGACACCTGACCCCTGACCCCCTGACCCCCTGCCCCCTGACCCCCTGCCCCCCTGCCCCCTCGGGTGATCTTGGAAAATGACCCCCCCCTAACCCCTTGACCACCCCCACCAGCCACCCAACACCCAAACAGCGAAACATCGGCCGGGTGCACACATACGCAAATTTTGATCTCTTATATGAGAACATATGTTCACCACCGTCGTAAGACTGGAAATTAGGTACCATATTTGATACTGTATAAACATGAGCGAATTAAAAGAAGAACTACAAAAATTGGCGGGGGAGCGATCTCGTAATCTTCGCGGAGCTTTGAATCGTTACTTTCAGACCGATTCAACCGACACTCCGCTACACGTCATTGAAATCGAAGGCAACAAGACTACTCTAGAAGGCTACGTAATAGGTCTAGAATTCGATTCTGGGGACTTTCTATCATGGTTAGGGGTAGAGGCTATACTGCACGTAGAAAAGGTCGTAACAAAATCAAACGAAACGTTTGCGAGCGTAGAAATTATCACACCACATTCAAAAGCCCTACATGCACGACCAGGTAACGTAATTGTGAAAGTTACATCAGACAGGTTTGGCATAATCTAATGAAAGATAATGAGACAATAGCAATTGGCTGGATTACGTCGGGGACTATTTATAACGAATTTGCCATGAGCGTCATGGACATTATTTGGAATCGCAAAAACGTCGTTACAGACTATATAAATTGCACTGGATCATACATTGGTGTAAATCGACAACGATTGACTAAAAATTTTTTGGAGGACACGACTGCTGACTGGTTACTGATGCTTGATACGGACGTGATCATTCGTATTAAGGATTTTGACACGTTGGTAGAAGCTGCTGATGCAGAAAAATATCCAGTTTTGTCAGGAATGTATTTTTTTCATTTTCCTGATGAGACTCCATCGTTTAAGGTAAATGCACAGACAGAGCGTGGTTGGCTTGGTTCATATCCTGAAAACAGCATTGTAGAAAATTTGGAAAGTGTCGGAGCGGGATACGTTCTTATTCACCGCAGTGTCTTTGAGAAGATAAAAGCTGATAATCCAGACGTATGGGCACCATGGTTCTCAGATGGATTACTCGCTAATGGCATAGAAGTGAGCGAAGACAACTACTTCTGTGAACAGTGTAAGAAATCAGGTATTCCAATTGCCCTACACACAGGTGCTACGTCTAGACATATAGGAAAAATGGCTATTACTCAAGAGCATTTTTTACGTCAACAAAAGCCTGCAATAGATCCTAAGAATGTATTGCGCTACTTGTAATTAGTCATTCATTTTTACGTTGTATTTTGGCTTGAACTGTTTTATAGCAAGTTTTTCTAAAATAAACGGATCTTTGTAATATTTATGAACGCGGACGAAACGAATACTTGTTATCTCGTCCCACCAAGGAGACTTTATTCTGTGCTCTCTTTGCCTACGAATAAAGTTCCTACTGTAGCCTATGTAGATAACCTCATTTCCAGACATATGGAAATAGATAATGTTTCCTGTTTCTGGCCAGTCACCACAAGCTGGATCAATCTTGTTCGTTATTACTGAATAATCAAACAATCCTTTAAACATGTGCTATAGTGTAACACAGTGCTATGTGTACTGCATAGAAGGGTCCGATTAAGGACGACCTCATCCTTCTGTGCGGTATAGGTAGCACCCATGCATGTAAAAGCACCGGTAGCTACCTACTTATTTATCAATCGTGTTGTAAACCTCTATAACGCGGTCATTACATAGAGATAAGAATAAAGTTGGGGGGTACCCCCGCAGAAAAATTTTTTTGACGCTGACGCTTTGTTAATTTATTTTAAAAATAAAAGGCGGTCGTTAATTTATTTTAAATTTGCAATTCCATCTATAATCCATTGAACTACAGGAACCGCAACAGCATTACCCATTTGTTTGTAACGTTGACTGTCAGATTGACTTGCTGTCCATTGATCCGGAAAACCTTGTAAACGCTCCGCCTCGACCGGCGTAAGCCTGCGAACGGTGTTATCAATTCTAATGCCATATTGAATGCCAGAACTTTCGCTTGACTGAGTGGCAGTAACGGTTGGATAGTGTTCTTTTTCCCAACCACCGTATGTAGATCCGTTTGTTGCAGTAAAACTCATTACTTCAGCAACCATTGGCATATTATTTCCACCAGTACCCATACGAGCTGCAAGTGTGTTAATGGTGTTGCCCTGAATGCGAATATCTGGACCATGATTTGCGTAGAAAATAATGCTTTCGTCTGAAGGCGGTTCTACAACAATTGTTACAGATCTAGAGTCGCCTTGATCAAACTGATTAAGTGTTGGATTTGTTTCTTCCGCACGCCAAACTTCTGGAGGCAAGTTTCCTTCAGCGTCCCTTGCGCCAGAACGAATTACTTTTACAAAAGTTTCTCGCTCCGAAGAATCTGTGCTCGTAATGCTCGATCCAATTTCTCTGGCAATTTCTTCTCTCGACGTTCCGCTCTGCGAAGAATTCCCTCGCACGCTCGAGCGCTCAAATAATACTTTGGCGCAACTGGCGGCGTCTCCAAAACGTTTCGCAACGATGAAGACTCTCCGCCTCCGCTGGGGTACTCCAAACTCTTTTGCATCCAACACGCGCCAGGCACAGCCATACCCGAGTTCGGCCAACGTTCCGATAACTGCTCCCATGTCTGCTCCTCGTTGACTGGTAAGTAAACCAGGGACGTTTTCGAGG